ACGTTGACTCCAATGGTCGTTGGTCAGTTGAGAAGTTCAAGGGTCTTATCTTCCAAATCGAGCGCGACGCTAACGCGATTGCACAAGAGACTCGTAGAGGAAAGGGCAACATGATCCTCTGCTCTGCAGACGTTGCTTCCGCTCTAACCATGGCTGGTGTACTTGATTACACCCCTGCACTGAACGCTAACCTCAACGTTGACGACAGCGGTAACACCTTCGCTGGTGTTCTCCAAGGTAAGTATCGTGTATACATCGATCCTTATTCGGCAAATGTTGGTGCTGCATCTCAGTACTACGTTGTTGGTTATAAGGGTACTTCACCTTATGACGCTGGTCTCTTCTATTGCCCATATGTTCCTCTCCAAATGGTTCGTGCCGTTGGTGAGAACACCTTCCAGCCAAAAATCGGATTTAAGACCCGTTATGGTCTTGTTTCCAACCCATTCGCTGAAGGAACCGACCAGGGTCTTGGTCGTATCACTGCTAATAGCAACCGCTATTACAGAAGAGTACAAGTTCTCAACCTCATGTGATCCATCGGATTCAAAAGGTTATATCAGAGGGTCTTCGGACCCTCTTTTTTTATCTAAATAAAAATAAAAATGGCGATTGCAAATCAGATAGAAAATAGAAATTTTCTGTCTCCCATTGGATTTAAATTTACTATAGCGAAAGATAATAAGATAGATTTTTTTTCAAATACTGCTAGAATTCCAGGAATAAACTTAGGAGTAGCACTTCAACCAACACCATTAAAAATGTTGGATGTCCCTGGCGATATTTTGCAGTATGAAGATTTTATTTTAGATTTTTTAGTTGATGAAAATTTAGAAAATTATTTACTTATTCACGACTGGTTAACTGGTCTTGGGTTTCCAGAAAAACAAACTCAGTTTGATGAATTAGTTAGAGATGAAGATAATCTAGAAGATAGGAAATTGCAATTCAGTGATGGTACTTTATCAATTTTAAACAGCAACTACAGAGAAATTGCTAAAGTTAGATTTAGAGACCTTTTCCCAACATCTTTGACTTCTTTGGAATTTAATGCTACAGACACCGACATCAACTACTTTACAGCACAGGTGTCTTTCAAGTATACTATCTATGATATCATAAAAACTACAACTTAAAAATGGACCTTGATCAAATTCAGGAAATGTGGAAAAAAGATTCTGTTATTGATCCTGATAATTTGCATGACGAGTCATTAAAAATTCCACAACTCCATTCAAAATATTATACAATATACAACACAATCACCTTACTCAGAGAAAGAGCAAGAGAGAGTTATAATAAAACAAGGTTGGAGAGATATAACTACTACACAGGAAAGGCACCAGTAGAGGTTTATGAGCAAGAACCATTCCCATACAAAGTAAGGGACAAAGAGGCGTTACAGAGGCATATGGATGCCGATCAGAAGTTGAGTAGAATAGATCTGAAGATTCGTTACTATGATGTTGTACTAAAGTTTCTTGAAGAAGTTATTAAAAATATCTCTAATAGAACTTTCCAAATTAAAAATGCAATTGAATGGAACAAATTCCAAGCTGGATTTGGATAAATAAAAATAAAAAGTTATTAAGATGAAACCTACGCCAAAACAGACTCAAGAAGCAATCAAAAATTACGAAAAGGTTGTTGAGCATCTGATCACTGAGAATTATGCTGAAGATAAGGATTCTGCAGATAATATCATCAGAGGCATGAGTGAAGAGTGGTTCAACATCATCATCAACGACTGAATAAATAACAGTAACTGATTTTGATATGAATGTCTCATTTGGTTATATCAAAAAAGAACGAGGTATATCTTAGGGTAGAATCTGAACCACATGTCTACTACGAGTTAGCAGACCAATTTACCTTTGATGTACCTGGTGCTAAATTTATGCCCCAATACCGTAACAAGTATTGGGACGGAAAAATTCGTCTATTCAATACCCAAACTGGAGAGATATATGTTGGGTTATTGGATAAAATAAGAAGATTTTGCGAGACACATGATTATACTTACGAATTTGTAAATAATAAATTTTACGGTCTTCCATTCGAATCCAATGATTTTATATCAAAGGAAGGTGTGAAAGATTATATGAACTCTATATGCAAGTATGCTCCTCGTGATTACCAAGTAGAGGGAGTATACGACGCCCTAAGACATAATAGAAAGCTGTTGATATCCCCAACTGCTTCTGGAAAGTCTCTGATGATATATTCTCTTGTGAGATATTACGTTGAGAAAGGACAAAATATTCTGATAGTCGTTCCGACGACTTCCCTAGTAGAACAGATGTATAAAGACTTTGCAGACTATGGTTGGGACGTAGGTTCATTTTGCCACAAGATCTATGCGGGAAAAGAAAGAGAGACTGACTCACAGGTGATAATCACCACCTGGCAGTCCATCTACAAACTCCCTCGCAAATACTTTTCAAGATTTAATGTGGTTGTTGGAGATGAAGCACACCAGTTTAAGTCTAAGTCTTTAATATCTATAATGTCTAAACTTTCAGATGCAAAATACAGATTTGGTTTTACAGGCACTCTTGATGGAACTCAAACTCATAAGTGGGTATTGGAGGGCTTATTTGGTCCCTCCTATAAAATCATCAGAACAGAAGAACTGATGAAGAAGGGACATGTTGCGAAATTGGATATCAACGTGCTCCTATTGAAACACCCACCACATAAGTTTGAAAACTTTGAAGAAGAAGTTCAGTATATTATTAACCACGATAGACGAAACAAATTTATACGTAATCTTGCCCTTGATCTTAAAGGTAATACGCTTATATTATTTTCCCGTGTTGAAGGGCATGGACAACCACTTTATGAATTAATAAATAAGAATATTGATGAAGGTCGTCATGTATTTTTTGTTCATGGTGGTGTAGACACAGAAGACAGAGAAAAAGTTAGAGAAATTACAGAAAAAGAAAATAACGCGATTATCGTCGCTTCATACGGCACATTCTCTACTGGTATTAACATTAAAAATCTTCATAATGTTATTTTCGCTTCTCCTTCAAAGTCCAGAATTAGAAATTTGCAAAGTATTGGAAGAGTACTCAGGAAAGGAGACAATAAAACAAAAGCAACTTTATATGATATCGCTGATGACATCTCCTACAAATCAAGGAAAAATTATACCCTTAATCATCTAATCGAAAGAATTAAAGTTTATAACGAAGAAAATTTTAACTATGATATTGTAAACATACCGCTTAAAAAATAATGGGAGAAGAGTTCTATTCAGTTTTAAAACTAACAACAGGAGAAGAAATATTTTCATTAATATCCATCGATGAGAATGATGGAGATCCTATTGTTCTACTACAAAATCCGGTTATCATTAAAACCATTAATACATTAAATGGATCTTTTATAAAAGTAAAACCTTGGATGGAAATTCCTGATGATGATTTCTTTATTATTAAACCAGATAATATCGTTACTATGACGGAAGTTAACGATTCTTCAATGATTGATATATACAACAATTATCTTGAAGATAGTGATGAAACTCTATCGGAAAACTTTAATGATAATAATCAAACAAAGATAACAGATAAAATGGGATATATTTCTTCAGTAGAAGAAGCACGTAAGAACTTAGAGAAGATCTTTAAAGGTATTAAAGAAAGCTAGCTCTCATCTTTAACCGGGACAAAGGTAGTCTACACACAATTAACAAACTTGTCAAGCCCTCAAAGTGTGGTATAATTAACATAACAATAATTTATCTTATACCCCCAATGTTATGCCTAAAAAGAAATCAGAACATTATGTAAACAACAAAGAACTTCTAGAAGCACTGATTGTTTATAGATCAAGAGTTGAAAGATCGTATCAAAAAATGTATGATAAAGATCTTACAAAACAACCAAAAGAAGAAAGAGCAAAACATTGGGAAGGTAAACCACCTATCTCGAACTACTTGGGTGAGTGCTTCTTAAAAATCGCTACACACCTGTCTTACAAACCAAATTTTGTAAATTATATGTTCAGAGATGATATGATCTCTGATGGTATCGAGAACTGCGTTCAATATATTCATAACTTTGACCCAGAGAAGTCCAAGAACCCATTTGCATACTTTACTCAGATCATTCACTATGCCTTCCTGAGACGTATTCAGAAGGAGAAGAAGCAACTGGAAATCAAGACCAAGATTATCGAACGCACTGGTTTCGATGAGGTTATGATGGTTGACGACAGCTTGCTTTCTGGGCATAGTTCAGACTATAATAGTATCAAGGACAATATCACGTATAAGAATCGATGAAGGTTGCTATTATCACGGACCAGCACTTCGGTGCTCGTAAGTCCTCTAAATTCCTTCATGACTATTTTAAAAAATTTTACGATACAGTATTTTTCCCATATCTTGAGAAGCACAACATTAAAACTGTTGTAGATATGGGAGATACTTTCGACAACCGAAGGTCTATCGACTTGTGGGCGTTGGAGTGGGCAAAAGAAAATTATTACGATCGTCTACAAGAAATGGGCATTACTGTTCATACCATTGTAGGTAATCACACTGCATATTATAAGAATACAAATTCTGTTAATACTGTAGATTTGCTTCTTAAACAATATAAAAATGTAAAGGTTTATTCAGAATGTACCGAAGTCAAACTGGATAAACTCAAGGTGTTGTTTATTCCTTGGATCAATGCAGAAAATTTTGAGAGTACTGTCTCATCTATTCAAACTTCAACTAGCGTATGTGCGATGGGGCACCTTGAGCTTAACGGATTCAGAGCTCATCGCGGGCACGTCATGGAAGATGGTATGGAGAGCAAACTATTTGAGAAGTTCTCCAAAGTCTACTCGGGACACTATCACACTCGATCGGATGATGGACAAATCTTCTACTTAGGAAATCCTTATGAGATGTATTGGAATGATGTGAATGATACTCGCGGATTTCATATTTTTGATACTGAAACTCAAGAGCATACATCTATCAATAATCCTTACAAACTTTTTTATAACGTTTATTACGAAGATACAAACTATAAATTGTTTGATACGCGAGATTACAAGGATAAAATCGTAAAAGTAATCGTTAGGAAAAAAAGTAATCCTAAAGACTTTGAAAAGTTCATCGATAAAATTTATTCTTCTGGAGTTCAAGAACTAAAAATCGTAGAAACATTTGAAGTTCATCAAGATGAAGATTTTGAAGTTGATGAAACTGAAAACACAATTTCTATTTTGAATAGATATATTGATGAGTCTGAGATTGATTGCGATAAGGCAATTATTAAAGGAATTCTGCAGAAAATATATTCACAGGCGTGCGAGGTTGATTAATGTTTCTTCTCACTCTCAAAGATAAGAAAGAAGATGGGGCATATGCTGTCCACAATAATCGTGGAGATAAAGTCTTATTTTTATTTGAGGAGGAGGATGATGCTGTTAGATACGCATTAATGCTCGAAGATCAGGAAGACACTGAGATGGATGTAATTGAAGTTGATGGTGACCTTGCAATAAGGACGTGTAAGATGTATAATTATCGATATGCAGTAGTAACCCCTAACGACATCGTTATTCCCCCTAAATTGAATGATAACTTTTCAGAAAATCCGTTGGCGTAACTTTCTCTCTACTGGTAACAGTTTTATAGAAGTTAATTTTCAAGAGCATAATACAAATCTTATTATCGGAACAAACGGTGCGGGAAAGTCTACTATCCTAGACGCCCTCACATTTGTACTGTTTAATAAACCATTTCGTAAGATTAACAAACCACAACTTATTAATACAACTAATGAGCGTGAGTGTGTAGTTGAAATTGAGTTTACAATTAATACCAGGGAATATCTTGTTCGTCGTGGAATTAAACCAAATGTTTTTGATATTGTTGTAAATGGTACTCCTCTGCATCGCGAAGCAGATGATCGTGCGATGCAGAGAATTCTAGAAGAGAATATTCTCAAATTAAACTATAAGTCATTTACTCAGATTGTTATTTTGGGTAGCAGCACTTTTGTGCCGTTCATGCAGTTGACTTCTGCAAATCGTCGTGAAGTTATTGAAGATCTTTTGGATATTCGTATTTTCTCTGCGATGAATAATCTTGTAAAAGATAACCTGCGTGAAAAGAAGGAGCAAGTTAAATCTTTAGAACTCAAGAAGCAAAACTTCAAAGAGAAGATGGAGATGCAACAAGATTTTATTGATGAGTTAGAGAATCGTGGAAACGCCAATATAAACACCAATAAAGAGAAGATTACCAATCTAGACAAAGAAGTTGGTAATTACTTGAAATTAAATGAAGAACTAGAAGGTAATGTTAGTACACTTCAAGTTAATCTTGATGAACTTCAGGGTGCTGGTGATAAGTTAGTAAAACTTAATAACCTTAAGGGTAAAATCTCTCAAAAGGTAAGTACAATTACCAAAGAACATAAGTTTTTTACTGAAAATACGGTATGCCCTACTTGTACTCAGACTATTGAAGAAGAGTTTAGGTTAAATAGAATTGAGGACGCTCAAAATAAGGCAAGAGAACTTAAGGAAGGTTATGAAGAACTTGAACAAACAATTAAGTCTGAACAAGAAAGAGAGCGTCAGTTCAATGCCCTTTCCAAGGAGATTACGAAACTAACGCATGGCATTTCTCAAAACAATACTCGGATATCACTTAACCAGCGACAAATCCGAGATCTTGAACATGAAATTCAAACTATTACCGAGAACCTTGCAAACCGAAAT